TACGACGATTTTTTCGGGACGTAAACTTGTGGCGTTATTTTGGTTTTTTTGCTTGATTGAAACGCTTGTCGCTGACGCAACGGCTCCAATATCAAGCGATTTTGTAATTCCTGCCATTTTATTTTCTCCTTTTTTGTTTTGTATTGTCGATTTTTCGATAATCCTTTTATTTTGAATCCAAAATCACGCGAACAAACGGGTCGATAAACTCCTCTTGAATATCAAGAGTAAAATAAAACTCTTTAATTTCGTGAGTTTCGGCATAATATGTCGGTTCATCGAATCCGAGTTCAAGAGTAAACGCGGCACCGAGTACGGTTTCCGCGGTGTTCCTCCCCTCTGGCGACGATATACGCTCCCATTTTTTAATAATTGTATGAGAGACAAGTTCGTTTGTTCCTTTTCGGACATTTGATTCATTGCAAAGAGTTTTATAAATTTGAGCCGTTAAATAATTTAAACGGTCCTCTGCGTTTTCATCTGCAGTCCGAATAAAGATTTTATTTCCGGATTCATCGACGCCGGTCTCCGCCTTGCCTGTTGTGTAATATTCAATTCGTAAATTCCCAAAACACGAATTTTCTTGAATGTCTTGTCCGCTCTCCGGAAAATTTAACTCATTAAAATACACGAATACACAAGGTAAATCGGAGGCGTCCGGCAATCGAAAACGTTTTGGATAAATCGTAAAATCAATTATTTGCGAAATCCAATTTTCGTCCGCACCTGTTTTTCTCGCGAGTTCCTTTTGAGCGTCTCTTTCGTTTTTAAGGAGTTGACAAATTGCGTCGCGAACGAGAGAAAAATTCATCGGTGTAATTATAGAGGGAATAGTCATTTTTAAATACCTCCGGAATCGTTGCGATTAACTCTTTTTCCGTTTCCTTTTGTTGTTGACGCCGTACATTCGAGCAAAATTAAACCTCGCGTCCTATCAATCGGAGCATGTTCGACTCTGAACGAAACGACTGCGTTGTTCATTTGCGGGAATGTAACATCAATGAACCAACCCTCAACCGGAATAAGATTCGTTTTCTCTCGTAAGTCGTCGAGATTGAGTGTTAATTGAAACGTGTCGCCAAAATAACCCACTCCCGATTCGTCAAACGTCGCTCCGGTAAATAACGAAAAACCCCTCAAGGGATAACCTGCATGGGACGCGTTTTGTTTCAAAACGCAATCCACCGAAAAACCGCCGTTTGTGATTATCGATTTTTTATGAATTTTAAATAAGTCATTGAGCATAATAAAACCTTTTTAAATAAAGGGCGTAAAAGCGGATTGCCTGCCGAGGCTGAAATCGGCTCGGAGAAGTCCGAGACGATGTAACGCCGTTTAACGCCGGCAACTAAGCAACCGCCCTTGTTAAGTTGTTATGCAACGTTTGTAAATGTCGCGAAGGTGTCAATATCAACCGGAACACATAACGGACGAGATTTAACGCCCGCCTCGGTGATTGCTGAACCACCCTTAACGACATCGTAAGCGTACGGCAACTGTTCAACCTCTTGCAAGTTTAATTTTGCACCGCCTACGTTTACGCCGTTTGACGCGTCAACATTATTAACCGCCCCATAATAACGACGGAAATTCGGATTTTCCGGCAATAATACGCCGCCGCCTTGCGGAATGTAACCAACCTCGGTTCCTTCGTTTGCAAAGCCGAAACCCTCCGGAATTGTATATTTTTCATTGTAAGTCCATAAATTGATTTTGAATGAACCCGCAGAAAAACGACCATGGAATGTTGCTCCCGGTGTCAATTCTTCCGGAATAGAGATGTCCGCTCTCTTAATACCCTCGTCGTAATTTGAACCGGCTTTAAATTGTTTGTTTGCTAAAAGAGCCAACAAACCGTCGTCCTCAAGAATTAAATTAAATGTACTTGTTCCGACTTTGCCGTCGTCAACGCATAATTTACAAGCGTTTTTAATATCCAAGAGCGGATTTGCGGTTTCGGTCGTCCATTTTGCGGAACTTTTATTGATTGAGTGAGTCGCTTTTTTGTTGTATTCAATTTTTGTTCCGTCTGCGAGGACAACTTTTCCGTTAAATAATGCGTCTGCGGCTTGTTTTTCCTCTGCTCTACGTTGAGAATCGGAAATAATTTCTTGACGGTCTGTGATTAAGTCCGCCACCCTTGCCGCTTGTTGAGTGTACTCGGTTTCGCCGAGTTGAACTTTAAACATGTCCTCCTCTGAAATAACGGAGTAATCGTTATATTCGGGAACGACAAACTCTTGTTTTTCAAATTGAGACAAGTCAACTCTGCGGCCGCCGGTTCCCAATTTAACATCTACTGAATAAATAGATTTAACTGTTCTCCCTTGAACCTCAACTTTAATCGTTTTTAATTGTTGCTTTTTGAAAAAATTTGCCAAAAACATGGACGGTTTTTGCTTTTTGTCGAACGCAACTTCCATAACTTTTTGAACTAAATTTGCCATTTTATTTTCTCCTTTTTTTGTTTTACTATTTTTTGTTTTTACGCAGATCTGCGTAAAATTTTAATTATGACATTTGTTGAACGTTTACAAGGTGTAATCCGTTATTTTTCATTTTTGCCAAAACTTGAGCGTTGTTTGAGTCGGCTGTTTTTGTGAAAATAACTTTTGCCGCGTCAACTTCGCCGGATTCAAAAACGCGAGTTAAATCATATTCAACCGCTGAACTTGTATTGTTTGACAAGTCTTGAGCGAGAATGTATGTCGGCTCTGCGATAAATGCCTCCGTCGCCTCATTGCTTCCGTTTGCCGGAGTGTAAGGAGCGTCAAGGTCTGTCGAATATGCGACGAGTTCGTCGTCCTTATTCAAACCAAGAACGGTTCCTCTTTTAAGAGTTGTATTTGCGGCAACTTTAACGCTTGCGTCGCCATAAATTCCGTTTAAGAAAATTTTTGAATTATCGATTACAGTCATTTTTTTTTATTCTCCTTTTATTTCCTTGTGTCCTTGTTACTTAACTTCGAGGCCCAAATATGCACAAGCCGCTTGTAAGTCTTTTTCGTCTTTTTCCGCTTGTTCTTTTGCTTTTTCGTCCTCTGTTTTTGGTTTTTCCGGTTCGTGTTCAGGTTCGTCCGGATTAACGTCGTCCGGATTTTCTTTTTCCATTTGAGCAACTGTTGACGCGTTGATTTTTGCTTTTAATAATTTTGCGTAAACTTCCTCGTCTTGGATTGATTTTCCGTCCGCTATTGCTTGAATAACGGTGTCTTTGTCAACGTCAATAAATTCCATTAACGCGTTGATTCTTTTTTGGTTTTTTTCCTCGCCGTTTTTAACCGCTTGAGCGTAAACGTCGGGATTTTGTGATTTCAATTCTTGTAAGTCCATAGTTTTTTCTCCTTTTTCTTGTTGAACTTTATTCTCTACACTTTGACGGACGAATGTTGCTCCCGTCTTATCACTCAAGCCGGAACCGGCTTGAATTTTTGTTTTGTTTTCCGGAATTAACGCCGCCACTCTTTCAAGGTCGTTAAATTCCGCTTGTTTTAGTCTCGCTTGACATTGTTTAATGTTTTCTTGAGCGAGTGCGATTTGCATTTCGCGGTCCGGTTCTCCGGCGTCCGCTTTTGCGTCCGTTTTGTCAATGTCGCCGAGACGTTTTAAATCGGTTTCGCCAATAAAGAACGTTTCCTCGTCCATAATGTCGCGGATTTCTTTTTCGCTGAATAACCCTTTTTCGACAAATTTATTCGCATATAACGCGGAAAATCTCTCGAGAACATTTGCATTCTTTTTCATTGCCTTATAATCGCCGACGCATAAATTCCATGGGTTATGTAAAACAACCGTTGCGTTCGGTTTTAATTTCAAAGAATCCCCGAATAACATTATATAAGCCGCCATTGAGGACGCTTGCCCCGTAACGCGAATATTTATTTTTCCCTTTGAATAATCCTCGAGAGCGTTTGCAATAGCCACGCCGTCCGATAATGACCCTCCGGGAGAATCAATTTCGAGGTTTATATCGCCGTCGCAACGTGAAACCTTTTCGGAAAACTCGGCTCCCGTTACGTCCCAACCGATAACCCCTTTAATTTTTAATGCCATTTTTTAACCTCCGATTTTAAATTCATAACCGCAACCGGTACACTTGCCGTCGATAACTTCCGAGCGGCAAATATGACAAATTAGTCGTTTTCTTGGAGTTTTAACCGGAGCTGGTTCGGGTTCGTCCTCTGATTCGTCCTCGTCGGTTTGTTCATTTTCGGCCGGAACAACATGAACTCCGCCGTCCCCCGCGACAATAACCTCGTTTTCCGGATTTTCGCCGTCTTTTTTGTCGTCTCCGTCCTTTGTATCGTCGGAATTGTTTTCCTCGCCTTGTGAGCCATTTTGAGCGGTGTTATTTACAACGCCGTCCCCGTCTTGTGTTCCGGAATTTTCTTTCGCTTTCAAGGCGTCCTCGATTTTTTTATTCGCGGTTTCGACGTTCATTTCTGTATAAATTCCGCGAATTTGTAAATCTTTCATTTGAGCGATGATTTTTTCTTGCTCCTCTTTTGGCAGTTCTTTAACTTTCAATTTTCCCATGATAAAATCTCCTTATCCTTTATTCGTTTTCGCCTGTATTGATTACAACCTCGGGAGAAATGAGCGTTTCAAACTCAAGTCCCGCGTTTTTAATTTTGTCTTTTTCGAGTTTTAATCTCTCAATCATTGAATCAAAGTCCGTATTATTACCCAATGCCTCCAATGCTTGTTCAAAGGTTGACAAACCTCCTTTTAATCGAGAGAGAACCGCATTTACTTCTTTTGTCTCGTCGATATGCGGAATTTGTGAACCGATAAATTTTGCTTTTGTAAAGGCGTTGTCGAGATAACCCTCATCGTTTTTCAATTCAATATATTTCGGAGCGTCGATATTTCCTTTTAAAGACTCAATTTCAAAGAATTGAGAATAAACAATTTGATAAAAATTGTCGATTATAACGTAATTTCTCAAATATTTTAAAATCATCTCAAACATTTTCAAACTTGCTCGAGACGCTGAAAAATTGTTTTGAAAAACTAATAACGCAACCTCATGCGGAATCCCTAAAGACGCATAAATATATTTCATGGACGAATCAACAAATTGTCCGTAATGGACATTCGGGCGTTTAGTATCGAATGAGGACATCTTTTGCCCTTTTGGTAAATGGAAAAATATTCCGGAGGCGATTCGCTTAACTTTATTAACAAAATCTTTAACCTCTGCCGGGTTCGATGATGACGGAGCCGGTGTATTGTTTAATTGATTTTGTAAACTTCGAGCGATTCCGTTTGTTGATTTCAACGGGTTAGCACCGGAGGAGTCTTTGTCTTGTTCAATAATTGCCGCGAATTTTGCGTTTGTATCTGCAGCGATAACTTCGGAATTTGTATATTGTCCGATTTTATGCAACTTTTGCATTATTGCACCGAGCGGAGAATAACCCCGGACCGCTCCCAAACGTCTTTCATCGGCATAAACAAGCCAAGAAATTAAACGTCCTTTTGAATCTCGGGCCGTTATTTCGGTTTCGACTCCGTTTTCGTCCATAACATAATATTTAACCGGGATGCCCTTTTCGTCGATTTCCACGCCGTCAATAATTTTGTTTCCTTTTTTTGACGCTTGGACCTTTGTTGTTTTTACCGATAGGCCGTTTATGATTTGATATTCAAGAGATTTATTAACAATTCTTTTAACGACAAGAACGTCTCCTGCTACATAAGCATTATAAAAAATCGCTTTTGCTAAAGAATGAATATTGTCTTGCTTGTTGTGAGAAACATTTTTGTCGTTTTCAAATAAATTCCATAACTCTTGAACGTTTTTCGCGAACTCCTCGTCAATGTTTATTTTTAGTTTTTTTCTTAAAAAATTCGTTGCGGGTTCCGGGTGTAATCTTAAACCGGTTCCGACAACAAATTGAGTCAACCTTGTAACGGCGGTTCTTGCGAACTCGTTAATCGTGATTAACGTGTAAGCACGTTTCGCCATTGTGTAATAATCGACATCATAAACATCAAGATTCCCGATTCCTCCCGGCTCCTGTTCTCCGTCGTATGTTACCCCGTAAGATGTCCCCGGAGGAGCAATTCGAGCGTTAATCTCATCGTTAAAACGTGTATTTTTATTTTGATTTTTGCCCGTTAAAAAATCAAGGCTATTTTTTAATATTAAATTCATTGCCATATTTTTAAATCCCCAAGTCTCGAATATAAACGATATTTGAACCGGTTTCGATTTCGAGTGTTTCGTTTAATAATCCGGTGTAATAGTTGAGGGCGTTTTGAATCTGCTCGAGTGAGGCTTGTTCAACCGTTGTCGAACCTTGACCGGTGTTTAACGTGTATTTTGTAACGCCGCCGTTTGCCGCCGCTCTCATTAACGCGGATTTTAATTCGGAAATTATGTTTTTGAGTTCCGCACTTGTGAACGCGTTTGACATTAAGTTTCCTCCTTATGTTGTTTTAATTGTTTTCATTTGTTTTATATAGTCGAAAACGTCTCTCGGACTTGCTGATTCAAGTCCCAAAAACGCGAGCGAGTATTGATAAATAATCAAGTCGCAAGCCGCCAAGTTATAAACATTCAAGTCGAACGCCTCATTTCGTCCATGTTGAACCCAACGAACCGTCGTCAAACCTCCCGGCGTTGTAACTTTTACTTTGCGTTCGGTTGTTAGTTGTCGGAAATATTCGTCCGAATAACCATTCGCAAAACTGAACCACCCGTCCGGGTAAATATCGCCCTCGCGGTCCTCTTGTGATAAATAACGAGCGAGGGTGTTTTTATATAAATCGACGTAAATTTCAATTAAGTTCAAACCTTCGAACTCCTTTATTTCCGCGATTCGATATTTTTCTCGAGTTCTAACCGTTGAAACAAAACCTTTTAACGGTAAAATAATTCCGTCGCCGAATAAATCGCAAAAACTGTAAACAACGTCTCTCGTTTCGCCGTCTCCGGAGTCAACGAGCATAATTTCGATTTGCCGGCCGTCTGTGAATATTTCGTCTTTAACTTTCGCGAGTTGCTCCCAACAAGGGTCGTATAAATCCGATGTTTTTCCCTTGAAAATACGATGGTCGATTCCCCAACATCGATAACGGTCTCCCCATGCTTTTATTTCGCACTCGATACGGTCCCTTTGAATATCGGCACAAGCCGTCAAAAATAACGCCTCTTTCGGAACGTAATTGTTCGGAGCGGTGTCGTCTTTTAATCTGTGGACGGTTTGATATCCAACGCCGCCGGTTCTATCCTCGAACGGCAAGCCTAAATCCAAGTTATAAAATGTTTGCAGTTTTTTCGGGTCCGAGCCGGCGTTTATAAAATCATAAACAATCCTCCACCAAGGTTTCGTCAATGAATATAACGCCGAGATATGATAAGAGCGGAAAAAAGGAATTTTCGACGATGTTGTCGGAATCCACTCGCCCTCTTGCTCGATTGATTTTTTAAAATAATCCCCGAACTCCTCGCCGCAATGTTTACAACGATAAACAACGGAATCGTAATTCCCCTCGCGACATTCCGCCGCATTAAACATAACTCCGTAAGGTTTATATTTGATTTTGTTTTTGATTATTGCTTTTTTGTCCGAGTATTCTCCGCCGTCTGAAACATAAAAAACAAGTTCTTGTTTTTTGCCGCAATGAGGACAAGGGACAAAGAATTTTCTTTGGTCGCCTTTTAAATAAAGGTCGTTAATTTTTGATTTATGAGCAAGAATCGGCGTTGAGTTATAACAAATTTTTCGGACCTCTGAATAACTGTCGGTCCTTTTTATTGCAATCTCAATCGGAGAACCCTCGCCCTTTATTTCGTCCGGATAACCGTCCAACTCGTCCAAGAATAACCATTTAATATGAGAGGAGCGGAGGGCGTTTCCTTTTCGGGCCGAAACAAATTTTAAAAAGCCGTTTGAAAAATCCAATTTTTGAGCGGTGTCCCCGGTTCGCCTTGTGTTTCGATTCTCGGTTTCTGCGAAAATTTTGTTTCTTAAACCGGAATTGTCGATTAAACCGTCGATTTTTGTTTCTTTGTACGCTTTACAATCTGAATCCGTCGGAAAAACAAACATCGCCGGAGCGGCGTCGTTGTCTATCATATAACCGATTGCGTTTTCAATTACCGATGTTGTTAAACCGAGTTGAACGCCTTTCATGACGGCAACCTCTCGAATTGGATTGTTTTTTGAAAAACAATCGCAAATTTCGCGGCAATAAGGAGCATTTTCAAAAGAAAACCGCCCGACTTTACGGGATATTTTTTGCGACATATAACGATTTTTTTCCGCCCATTCCGGACAAGAAATTAAAATGTCGTCCGGGATAAAACGTCGGACATTTTTAAAAATCTTTGTTATTTGTTCATTTTTTGTAAGTGTCGCCAAGTTCCCCCCTTTTTCAACTTGAATAATGCTTTTTTGCCGCATTTTCCGCGACATCGAGAGAACTTTTAATATGCTGAATTATTTTGTCCGTTAAAAATTTGACCGTTTGTTCTTTTGGATTTTTTTCGGTTTTAATTATTGTTACGATGTCGTCAACGTATATCGACGGCAACTCTGCGAGGTTTTGGAATAATTGGTTAAAAATTCTCATTAAAACTTTATCGAGGACCGCGGTTTCGACAACTTCTTTCGTTTCTTTTGCTATTTTTAAATCAAGGAGCGTCGCTTGTTGTTGTTGAGCCTTTAATTTTTGATTTAATAACTCAACCTCGATTCCGATTTGCGATTCGTCCTTGGTTTTTATTGTTTTTGTCGATGTTTTGGATTGTCCGGTTTGTCCCTCTGATTCTTTTTGTTTTAACTCCTTTTTTCGGTTTTTAACGAACTTTTTATTTACTTTGGCGTCGAGATTTATCATTCCGGAATCATTCTCGACAATAGTTTTTCGCTTGAGCAGTCGAGATATTTCGGACGCGTATTTATAACCGAACATCTCTTTAAACTCGGTTTTTGTAACTATCATCGAATAAAATCCTCCGGAGAATTACTCGCCGTAATTTAAGGGTTGATTTTATAAAATCTCCCTATTTTTTTAAACCCTTGGCGAGTTCTTTTTCCATTCGTCTTTTTGCCTCTTTAACGTATATCTCGCCGCCTTTTGCCGCGACTTTTTCTCCCGCGGGTTTTAAAACGGGAGTTTTTTTCAATGGTTGTTCTTTACCTTTTAAAGAATAAAGATAATTAACGGATTTTGATTTACTTCCGTCGATTTGAGCGATTCCGTTAATCCCGAAATAACTTTCGCTTGAGGGTAGAAAATTTATTGTTTTTTCTTGCCTTTTTGCAACTGCTACCGCTTGACGGAACTCGCGAAACTCGGTTTTTGCCGTATATTTTACAAGATCCTCAATTCTTGAAACCTTAATCGCTGACATAAAATTTTCGTTGCGAACGAGTCTTTTATATTGACCGCCGCGGGCAAATTTTGTCGGTTTTGCGATGTGTTTTGATTTTGATTTAATAGTCTCGCCGTACTCTTGTTTCCTTAATCCGTCCATGGTTTTTCCGAAAAAATGTTCTCTTTGTCCGGTTGCGGATTCCATTTCCTCGATTTTAAAAGTATTTTTGCAATTATCGTAACCGATTGTCTTTAAATAACCGCGATTTCTAACCGTAAACGTTTTTTGAACATCGGATTTATAAACGTCTCTCGTTTGTTTTGCCATGGCGTTAAGTGTTGAACGAACCGTCAACGGATAAGCCGTCCTCGAGGTGTTTTTTAAATTATTTGTTAATTTTTCGAGGTCTTTAAATTCAACATTCATAACGCCGCCTCCTTTTATTCAAATTCGATTTTAATTTGCGAGTATTCGTTTTTTATAACTGGATTAAAAAGTCTTGTTTGTCGTTTTATATCCTCACCGGAGTATTAAAATAGGTCCAAGACAACTCTGCGTCCGCAAAATCTCCCGAATTGTCTTTGTCCCAAATTAACCAACAAGGCGAATTTTTGTTTATTTTTTCAATAAAATAATTCGCCCCGAAAATTATTTTATTTAAAAACCGTTTCATTATTTCATTTTTGACGCCTTTTGTCTAATTAAAAACCCCAGGATAATCCCGAGATTTTGTTTTACATATAAGAGAGGAGAGAGTAAGTTTATTTTATTATTTTGACCGGAGAATATATTGTCCGGTCGGCGTTCGCTGATTCGTCAATATAACGCGGGACTTGTGTTGTTTTTGAAACCGCCTTGTAATAAGTCCAAGGAACCGTCTTTGAATGTTTGATTATTTTATCGTCCTTGTATGAGTTCGGAATATCGATTAAATCCCATGCGTCCGTATAGCGATTAAAAACGTCGTCGGCAAGTTTTCCCCTTATGTCTTTTGATTCTGCAAAGTTCCAAAAATCCGCGTTTTGTCTTGCATACCATAAAAATTTTATTATATAATGCTTGCAATTATAACAATATGTCGCGAGGACAACTTCTTTTTTAATATCTCGCCCGTCCGATAATTTCTTTTTAAAAATTTTTCTTGAACTAAAACAATCTATAAAATGATGATGTTCGAGATTTTGGAGAGTAAGTTTAACTCCGCAACAAGTTAATAAATCCTTTTGCATTTTCCCTCCATAAACACGCCGGAGGGATTCCCCTCGGTTGTTTCCGGTAAATTCGCCCGATTGCGAGAACCTTATCAACGATTTTAAGATTACTCGAATTGAGCCATTGAAAACAAGTGTTGTTTTGCCCGAATTTTTTAATAATGTTTTACTATCCGTTAATGCAGATTCTCTCTGCATAAAAAAACAAATTTTGTTTAAAATTTTAATTTTTTTATTATTTTTGTTTTTTTTGTGTCGAACGCAGACGCGACCTGCGTTTTTCTTGTGGTGTATTTTTACACTTGTTCATGAGAGAACAAAGGTCGTTTAACGTTTCGGTTGCCTCTGAAATCCTCTCCGCAAGATATGACGTTGCGATTCCGACTTTTGAATTAACTCCGTATTCGTCCCGGAGTTCCTCAAAAATGTTATGTATGTAACCGATTGAATATCCCGTCTTTTTTGCGATTTCCGCCGTCGGAACGTCTTGTAATACTAACTCGATGATTTTGTCGTATTTTTCCGATTTTTTCTTTTTTTCTACCAACTTAAACTCCTCTTGATTTTATGATTCGACCTTTAAATGGAATAAATCTCCGATTGAATCGTTATATTTTAAGATGTTTTCCGAATTTTGTTTTCTGATTGATGAGAATAAATTTCCGTTTGCTCCCAAAAACAAAAGGAACATGTAAGTTTCGTTCTTATCAATAAAATAAAATCTCCCGTCGTCTCGTTCGGTATCGTAGAACATTAAATCCGGAAATTTTTGTTTTAATAAAACTCCCGTCATATCGTTAAAAACCGCAATCAACCGAGCGACTTTTTCGTTTTTTAATTTTGGATAATTATTATCGAATTTTATTTCCTTAACAATTTTCATTTTTTCTCCTCTCCGCAATTTTAATAATTCCATTCGCTAAAACATAAGGACAATGGCTCGAGCAATGGTTATCAAAACCGGGACCGCCCTTAATAATACATTCGTTGTCGTGTACGCATGCGGGTTTATCGTCGTCGTGAATAATCGCCTCGGCGAGCGTCTTAATTGTCTCGATTCCTTTTAATAATTCGTCCTCGGAGGTTTCGTTGCTCCAAGTTCCGACGGTTTCTCCTCGTTTTTCCGCTTTACGACGGTTCATTTCCTCGACGGTTCCTTGAAAAAAGATGTTCAACATATCGTCGGAAACGTCCTTTAATTTACATTTTATTTTTGCGTTTTTCCTCCTGTTTTGCTTTTATGTAGTGATATATCTCGCACGCTTTATAAATCAATTTTGCTCGCCTGTTGTTATATTCCGATTCGGCGGGACTGTGATATAATTTCAAAAATTTTTCATCATCAAACTTAATTAACTCGCCCATTTTTACGCCCTCTCGGCTTTTTTACTTTCGGAACCGGTTTTCCGTCTGATTTTCTAAACTCGGCAATCGGGATAAAAAATTGTTTTCCTTGTCCTTTAATTTGGAGGAAACGTCCTTTTCTTGCCGCTTTGCTTTTTGTTATGGTGTAGCAAAAAGCCGTTTTAATCTTGCCGACATTCTCGACGGTGTGGATTTGAATTAAATCTCCGTCGCGTAAATATTGGAAAATGTCATATTGAATTCCGAAATAATCGTCCAAGTCTCCGTCAGCGTGAAACTTTTGGATTTTCCGATTTACGTTTGTTTTTCTTAAGGTGATTCGGTTAAACTCGATGTCATACAATAAAACCCCGATACATTTTTTCGGGCCGAATTTTGAATATGAGAACAATGAGCCATGGTTTAAAATTGTTTCAATATAAATTTGAGCGTTTAAGAAACCATACTCTGCAGTTAATCTGTAATCCTCATATTGTTTTTTGCATACAAACGCGGCGAGTTGTTGTGCCAACGATTGAAAATAAGTTCGACCGTCTTTTATTATTTCGGTTGTATATCCGATTTCGTCTTGTTTTTGATGTTCATTTTCCATTTATTCAAACCTCGCATTTTTTGAGTTGAATTGAATCAACGTCGATTTTTCCAACAAACGAGAGACAACCGCCTCCCCGAAAAACTTTTCGTCGAGAACTTCAATCGAATTATTCGACGATATAATAATAGGAGATTCGTTCTCATAACGGACATTTATAATCGAATACATCAATTCGCGGACATATTCCGTTACGTTTAATTTGTCGATGTCGTCGATAAAAAGAAAATCGGCCTTTATATAACGATTGAGAACATCTTTTGTTGTTATTTTGGTTGATGTATTAAACGAATCCTTGATTTCGTTAATTAAATCAACCGCGTTAATATAGCAAACCCGGAACGCATAATCACTCGTTAAACGATTTGATAAAATAGACATCAACAACGTTTTTCCGGTCCCGAAATTTCCGGTTAAAATTAAATTTTTGCCAATTAAAAAATTTTTTGCGGCGTCGTTAAAATAGCCTTGAACCTTATTAAAAACCTTTTCTCGCTCCGGAGTGTCGGTTTTAAAATCCTCAAAATCCATTCCGCGATATTTGAGAGGGATTTTTGACGTCGATGTTAAAACCTCTTTTTTTGCCGCAACATCAAGAGCGTTAAAACAATCGTTAAAAATATCAACTTTTTTATTTGCTTTCAAAAAATATCGATTTGTTTTTGTTGCTTTAAGGCATTGGCAATAATGACCGGATTCAAGAACCGCTCCGCAAAAATTACATTTTCCGTCTTTCAATCTCTCTCCGAATAAATCGTTTAATGCTCTCTTTAATTTCGTTTTTAACTTCTCCATTTAAACCCCTTGTTGTTTTTCCTTATAATTTGCATATTTATTTGAGCCGCCCGAACTGATGTTGACGACTTTTGATTGATTCGGTTTTCCATTCGGGAAAATCTTTTTATAAACCCAATTAAACTCGTTTAATACGGCGAAATCGTTTTTATATTTTTTGCCGGCGGATTCTTTATAACTTGATAAAATTTCGATTGCTTTGTTTTTTAAATCCTCGGTTCCGTAAATGTTTAAAAGTTTTTCGATGTGTTTGTCTGTTAAAGACACATTTAAAAATTGATTTTTTACTTTATTATTAGTTATTATTTGTTCGGGATTTTCCGAATCGGCAGAACCGCAGCGGTTTAACCGTAACGGAAAATCCGTTACGGTGAACGTATTTTCTCCCGGATTCTCGAATATATGATAAATCGACTTAAATTGCCCTTGTTCTCGGATTTTTTCAATCGTAACATAACCGAAATTTTGCAACGTTTTTAACGTGCTTGAAATTGCGTCGCGTCCGTCTGCAGATAGAGTCGTTAATCCCTCGATTGAATAATTCCAATTCTCCGGCAATGAGAGAATTAAAGACATTAAACCTTTTGCCTTTAAATTTAATTCCTTATTTTGTAGATGATTATTCGACATAACCGTATAATTTTTATTACGATGTACGCGGACAATCGCTCCGTTTGAATCGTTTGTCATTTTGAGAACCCCTTTTTAATAGCCTCTTTTATTTTTTCTCGCCTCTTTACGAATGTTTTTTAAAAGGATTGAATAACACTTATTGATTTTTTCCGGCCCTTGTTTTTTTATTTTTTCGATTTCCTCATCGGCTTTAATTTGTGCAAACGGACAAGTTAT